ACACTTGGACTAATTTCCTCTGTCAATTCTTTTATAATCTCATCAACTGCTATTAATGCACATTGTTTAGCATCTTCTATAGCTTCTTTATCATCCATTAAATTAGATTTTAAATAACTATAGTATTTATTAAATAGTTCTTTTGCTTTTTCTTTTGGTGTCATAACTTTTCTTTTTTATCAACTTTATTTGTAATTTCCCAATACATATTACAATTAACAGCATCTTCTTCTCTGTTTGTATTTAAGTAAGCTTGTCTATATTCGTTAGGTGTTGCTTTAAACCTGTAACAAGTTTCTTTTGACTTACATAGTGTATCTTTACACATAGCTATATCTGGCATATTAAATAGTATTATATATTATTAAACCTATTATTGATATTATAATTAACCAGGAGCTAATCTCTACTAGTATTCTTTCTTTTTTTCTATTCATATCTTAAACTATTTTATGTCCGTTAATATTATATCCTTTTTTTACTGCTATTGATATTACAGGTAGTTTTACTTTTAAAAAGGTAGCTGCTTCTTTATAGGTAGTAAAGGTATAGAACTCTTTTTCAGGTGATAGTATTGTAATTGTTTTTCTTTTCTTAGTTTTTATCTTACCATCGTAAGTATTATCTACTATAGTTTGTAAACATTTAAAATCATCTTCTTCCCATTGGTTATACTGTTTATCCCAAAGATAGCATTTAGGTTGTTTGTATAGTATATCTATTACTTCATAAATATTGTAGTTATTCATATCTTAGTTTTTTATAAATGAAAATATATGTTCTATTATTGGTAAAGTCCATCCATCACCTAGTAAACTACCTGCTTTTTTTGTACTTAATATATCGCAATAGTTATCAGGAAAACCTTGTAATCTACACATTTCTATTTTGTTTACTGTTCTAACAATTTTATCTTCTGTTTGGTATTTTATTTTATGTGCCATACACTCAGTTAAAGAAATAGATTTTCCTTTTACATCATATATTCTATTTTGCATAAATGGTTGTTGGTTATTACTTTCTTTGCTTGGGTTTACTTGATAAACAATATTTATAAATTGCCTTTTAGCTCTTTTCTTAATACTTTCTTGGCTTGTACAAACTCTACTTTCGCTTTCTAATAATGCTAATGCTTTATCTCTTTCAACCTTTCCACCTGTAATAATATCTTTAAACATTATACCCCTATCTTTTGGCTGTGGTATATCAGTAATTAAATCTCCAAACATACCATCTTCTTTAGTTCTTATATTACTCCAGTAGTATCTATCTCTTAACTGAGCAGTAACTAAACTACTATTAATTCTAACAGGATAAACTCCTAATTCTCTACTCATAATACCTACATCTAACTTAGAAGCACTTCCAACATTTTCCTGCAAAAATAATACTTTAGGGTTTAATTCTTTAATGTGGTTTAATATATCTACAAAGGTAAAGAATAAACTTGACTTCTTTCCGTTAATTCCTGCTCTTTTACCTGCAGCACTTAAATCTTGACAAGGCGATCCTGATAAAACTAAATCTATATTACTCCAATCTATATTCCAATCTTTCCATTTAGTTACATCACCTAATTGAATAGTATCAGGGAAATGATATTGAGTTAATTCTATTGCGTAAGGTTTTATCTCACTTGAATAGTATTTATTTACTTTAATACCGACATTCTCTAAAGCTTGTCTGCCTGTATTCATTCCATTAAATAAGCTTAGTACATTCATAACCTACTTCTTTTTTAAATTGGGTTAGTAAATCTTGTATATCAATAATATAGTTTTCTTGTTCTTTTAATAACCAGTGTGCAAACTCTACAGCATATTCATCTGCAGTTACATACTTACTTATCTTTTCTCCTGCTAGTAATTGTATTGCTGCACTATACTTTTCCATTAAATCTTTATCGTAATCTTTAATATCGTTAAATACATTTATTCCGTGCAATACTGTAGCGTGGTTTTTATCCAAAGTATCTCCTATTTCTTGTAATGAATAACCCCTATCTCTTAATAGTTTATAATATATCATTCTAGCTTCTATAAACTCATACTTTCTTGTTTTAGTTGTTATATCTACTCCTGTTACTTTTTTTATTGTATTTAATATCTTAGTTTTTATTTCTTCTTTAATCATAGTCCTTTTTCTTTTTTAAATGTTTCTAATAATTCTTCAATTGAATATTTATAATCTGTTTTATATAATATAGATAGTACATAAGCTTCAACTAAATTATTTTTAATACACCAATCTGTAAACTCAATAGCAAATTCATCTGCTATTTTTTCGCATTCCATTGCAAATCTTCCTGCTTCTCCATCAGTATTTATAGATACATTTGTTTTTAATTTTTCTTTTAGTGTCATACTATTTCTATTCTTAGTTTTATATTTAGTTTATTGCAGAACTTTACCAACTGATCTAGTGATAAATCTTTATCTCCGTTTAACCATTGTGATATATTAGAGTAGCTTGTTTTATATCCTAATCTCTTACAAAATTCTGTTCTACTGCAATCTTGTTCTTGGTATATTTGCCAAAGTAATTCGTTTGCTATTTTCATTTCTTAAATCTTAATCTTATTTTACTACCTAGTTCTTTTGCAAATACAGTTAAAGTTATAAAAGATACCATTTCAACAGCTCTGTAAATACCAGCACAAACTTCATAATCTTCTACAGCTTCATACTCTGTAATAATTTCTCTTAGTTCATCTATTGTAGATCCGTTTTCAAGTTCATACAAAGCTATCTTAAAGTGTTCTTCTATTCTTTCTTTATCCATCTTATAGTATTCCTCTTAATACATATTGATCCAAATCTACTCCTTCAGTTTGAAAGAAGTGTTTATAGTTGCTAATACCTTGTTTAAACTTTTCTTCTCCTTTAGCGTAAAATTCTTCGCTACATTCAAATATAGCTATATCTAAACTACCTTTATCTATTGCAATAAATACAAAGTTATCTACACCAAACATTTCTCTATAAAGCCAAGCTTGTAAATCATAACTATATTTATCTGCTGAGTATCTAAAATCTTTTATACCTGTAGTAGTTTTTAAATCTATAATAGTTTTACCTTGTAAGATATCTGCTTTTGCTCTTACAGGTATTCCATCTATCATAGCTATTTGTGGTACTTCAAATTCTGCTTTTAATAAGTATTCTTTTACTGCTTCGTTTCTTAGTAAAGCATCTGCTAATCTTTCAGCAGCTTTTAACTCTGTATTAGTGTAAACTTCTTTACCAGTTTCTTTAGCTAACTTATATTCTTTTGAAGCTTTTGTTGCAGCTTCTACAAATATCATATCATCTAATTTGTTTGGCTCTAATATCATTGTATGGAATAGTTTACCATCTCTTAAAGCTTGTGTTTCTCCTGATCCGTATTTAGTTGTAAAGTAATAAGTTTTAGGAGAAGATAATAAAGTTTTAATACTTGAACTACTTAAAGCATTTTGCCCTAAGTAATCATAGTAAAAACTATCATCGTACATATTATCTAATATTTCTTCTTTATCCCAATGCTTACCATCAAATGTAGTTATCATATTATCTTATTTTAATATTTTTTAATAATTTTTGCGTTTCTTCCATTTGCAAAGCGTTTCTAATTTCTTGTGCGTACATATCACTCAAATTAAATTCTTTGCTTAAAACAGCTATAACATCTGTTAAATTAATAAGCAAACCTTTTTTTAAATCTTTTTCTTCATTTTCTTTTTTACAGGCTTCATCAACATAAAAAGAAACTTCTTTAGTGTTGTGTTTTTCTACACCTTCTTTACCTCCAAAATCTATGCTATAATCATATTTTTTGTGATTTGCAACCACTTTAACTTCTGCTTCCATATTGTAGTCAAGAAGTTCCTTAATTAATTTTTTTACTTTCATATTTTATTTGTTTTTAAAGTTTCTCTATTTCTTGTTTAACTTCTTGCCAATATTTATGTCTAAATCCGTGTACACTTGGACTAATTTCCTCTGTCAATTCTTTTATAATTTCATCAACTGCTATTAATGCACATTGTTTGGCATCTAACATTAAATAATGTTTATCTTCATAGTTAAATTTATTAACTAATTCTTCTGCTTTTTCTTTATGTGACATTTTATTTTTTTTTAAATTAAACTAATCACTTCTGTTGTGTAATTAACACCTAATCTATCCATACCTTCACAAATACTTTTAAAGTCTTGTTTAGTAAACTTTACAGAGGATAATATTCCTTTTACATAAATTCTATATTCTCTTAGTGGCATAATTTTATCTTATTTTAATGTTTTTTAATAATTGTTCTGTTTCATCCATTTGCAAAGCGTTTCTAATTTCTTGAGCATACATATCACTCAAATCAAATTCTTTGCTTAAAGCAGCTATAATGTCTGTTAAATTAGCTACTAAGTAAACATCTTCTCTAGCTTGTGATAAAGCTAATAGTTTTTCTAGTTTTAAAATAATTTCTTGTTTGTTCATAGTTATTTGTTTTTAATTATAGAACAAATATAAAACTTACGTTTGAATAAAAAAACTTTTTAACAAATATTTAACAAAAAAAAGGTAAGCTATTGCCTACCTGTTATTTTCAATCCATTCAGTTTGTAACTTTTCGTAATGTTCTATTTCTCTTTGCAAGTAATCTAAAGCTTTTCTTAGATCCTGTAATTCGTTATCTTTCTTACCTGCTCTTGCTAAATATTTAATTACGTTACCTCTATTGAAGTTTAAGCCATAATCTTTAATAAAATCTATTACATCATAACCTTTGTTATTTTCGTAATGTAGTTGGGTTGCTCTCATATCTACTTGTGCCATTAGTCAATTCTTAAAAAGTCAGCTTCTGTATATTCTAAAAACCATTCTTTGTTAGTTTCGTACTTTTCTATAATAGCTTCTAACATTACTAATTCGTCTATAGTTTTAGTTGCTAGTTTGTGTACTAAACTTTCTATCTTTCTTTCAATGTTTAAAAGCATTTCAGGTTCTGATTTATGCATCTTAACATATTCTTCACTAACAATATGCTCCAAATCTTTGTTTAAGCTGTTAATTCTATTCTTTAAACTTTGTCTGTATTGTGTAGTTGTTTTTAAATTATCGTTAGCTTCTAAAAGTAGTTGACCTAAGATAATTGATTTTAAATATTCTAGTTGTATTATATTCATAATTATTTGTTATTGTATACGTTCAGTAATTGTTCATATGTCACTCTAATACCTAACTCGCCAACAATTTGTAAGTCATTAATTAAGTCTATTGCGTCTTGAGATATAAACCAATTTAAAAAATCAATGGTAAACTTATCTTGTTGTTTGTTTATTAACTTAATCATATCAGGTATGTTTATTGTAACTTCACCTGATAACAAATGTTCTTTAAACTCTTTTTTAGTTTTATAAAACTTTCCTAAGTGCTTAAACTCTTTCATAAAATCTTTTACTGTATATTTCATATTTTTTTATTTATAGTTCTTTTAAAATGTTTTCTTGGTTAATTTTTAAGTAAGTTACTTCTTTAGATACTTTGTAACGTAAACTAAAGTGGGTAGATGCAGGGTTTCTATAGTTAGTTTCCCAATCAGGGTTTATCTTTAATAAATTCCAAAAATAAATTCCTCTTGGAGTAGAATTAATATAAATAGGTATATCTAAATGCTTTTCACATTCTTCTATCATAGCATCGTACTTCTTTTTTTCTAAAAGCATATTATCATAGTGGGCAGTTCTACACTTCAATTCTATTCTATGTTTAAATTGTGGGCTGTAGCAATCCCATCTGCTCATTTGGTTTTTAGATTTAACCAAATCTTTATATATATTCTCTTTTAAAAAAAGAAATAGATCTTGTTCTTTCCAGTTATGCATCTCGCTGAGTTTGATAAACTTTTCTAAGTTCGTTTAGTGTATCTCTCCAGCAGCTATCACAATTACTATCTTGCAAGTTTTCGTTAAATACTGCTTTATAAATATCTTTAATTCTCCATTGTTCTTTAGGTGTTAAAGTTGACTTCTTAAACTCAAAGAAAGGTAGTAAAAAATCTATATCTTCTTGTATTAAACAGTTTGGTTTTCTGTAGCTCCATAATTCGTTTAATTTTTTGTGTCTACCAGAGTTTTCATCCCCACAACCACAATCTATTCCTGTAATTTCAGATATAGTTTCTACTACTGCTTTAATTCCTGTAGCTTCTGTAATTTTAGCTACAGTATCACCTAAACCTTTTGATCTTCTTTTAGCCATTTTTTATAATTTTTGAGTTAATTTCTTTTAATGTTTTATAAAGTGATGATGTTGCTATTCCTGATTCTTTTGCTAATTTTTGAATAGATACTTTTTGAATATAAAATAATTTAAAAATATTTTTATCAAACCAATCAAATTGCTTAACAATATCTAATATTTCATCAGTTATTTCTAATTTATTAGAAGTTCTTTTTCTTTTCATAGTTTTAAGTTATCGTAATCTTCTTTTAATAGTTCTTTTAATTTTTCTTTATGCTTTTTTAGTGAGTGGAATATACTTACAAAACTTATTCCTGTTTCTTTTGCTAGTCCTCTAATACTTATATTAGAATCTCTATAAATAGAAAACAGCTTTTTATCGTACCAATCCCAGTTATTGACTTCTAGTTCTGCTTTAGTTCTAAAGTTATTCCATTCTAACTCTTTTTCTAAATCATAATCATCTACCATATTATAAATTTCTTCGTTTATTTCGCATTTAATAATTCGTTTCTTAACGTTGTAAATTTGAAAATAAATATTCCTTATAATTATAAAGCAGTAACCTCTATTTAATTTGCCTTTAGTAAACATTTGCTCTTCTGTTACCTGGTATTTATGCAGTAACAAATAAAATTCTTGGACTATATCTTCAGCAAAGTCACCAGCAAAAACTGCTGCTAACTCTACTAAATAATCGTGGTGTTTTGCTACTTTTTCTAAGATTCCCATAAAATATTAATACTTAATATACCTAGTAAAACCTGTACTGTATGGTAGCTTCCATCTTCTTGTTTATCAATATCGTATAAAGCACCAATCATAAAGCCATTTATTATAGCAAATTGTAATTCTTTACCTGTATATACTGACCAGGTTAAAAGCGTAAATATAAAAAAACTAGTAAGCAATATCATAATTAAAAAGTTTAGCTTTTATTTTACCTATTTTTGTTTCTATTAATGCAGGTTTAACCTGTATATTTATTTCTACATTAGTTAGTTCATTATCTTGCTTTAAAATCGTTTTAAAAGCTTGTTCAATAACTCCAAAATCTAACTGATCTTCAATATCAATTAACTGCTCTATCATTTCTAACTTGAAAGTAATATCATTAAAATAAGCTAGTAGCTCTGAATTATCAGAATTATAAACTAGCATCTTTGCAGTAGTGGTTTTTAAATCAGAAATATGGTTTTTTATTGTTATTTTTTCCATTGTTCAAATGTATTAATAAATTTTTAATAACTAGATAACTAAAAGTCCAATCCTTTAATATTTTTTGCTTGTAGTAGGTTTACACCTGCATAAGTAAACCCAATATTGTTAGGCATCATTCTTAATTTAATAGGTGCGTCTATTGAGGTTGGTCTACCACCAGTTTCTACTTCTTTAACTTTTCTAACGTGTACTTCACTAACCATCCAATCAGTTGGGTGCTGAGTATACCTGTGAATAGTAAATACATCATCTGCTCTATTACCCCACTTACCACCACCCTCTACATCTGCCATATTTGGTGGAACTGGTAAACCATTATATTCGTGTTCTTTTTGGTGTACTCTTCTTAAAGCTTCTGTTACTGCGTGGGTGTTTAACCAAATAGATATACTATTTTCTTTACAGAATAAACGCATTTCACTAGATACCTGATAATCGTATTCGTGGCTACCTACATTTTTCATTAATTCCTTATCTTTAGCTAGTGAATTATAAGGATCAATTAACAAACCATCATACTTCCATTCGTTATGTATTTCTTTAGCTTCTTTAAGCAAATCTTTGTAAGTATATAGTTTATCTACATCAATTATTTTAAAGTGCTGTAATACCCAGCTTAAACCATATTCTATTTCATCATCAGTCATTTGCTGTATAGCTTTATTTCTAGCAAATTCTAGTATTTTTCTAGCTACTGAAGTTGAAGTATTTTCAGATGAAAAGATTAACCACTTAATATTATGTTTTATTGTATACATAGCCATTAAGTAAAGTATAACAGTTGTTTTACCTACGTTTGCGTGACCAATAATAACATTAAAGTTAGCAGGTTTAAATCTTATATGTTCGTCAAATTCTGGTATGTTTATTTTAAGCCCTTCTTTTACTCTTCCGTATTTAACGTCAAGTATGTTTTTTTGTATGTCTATTAAATTTGCTAACATAGTTTTTGTTTGTTTAAAAAAAGGGTAGCTTTTACACTACCCTTGATAAATTAAAATGGTAAATCAGCAACTACTTCTGCAGCATTTACTTTAATATTTCTAACGCTGTTATGATCTGTATTAGTAACTACTTTATCAGCTACTTTTACATTCCCATCAGTCCAAACTACTTTTCCGTTACCTACAAAGTTTCTTTGTTCTTTTGCAGCTTGTTGCTCTTTAGTTTGACTTTCCCAAACAGAAACGTTTTGACCGTATCCGTTAGTTTCATCGTTTAAAGATAGTGTATAGTTTTTATAACTCCCATCTTGTTGTTTAATTCCAATGTTTAATAATGTACTCATAATTTTTAATTTTAATTGTTATTTAATTCTTTATTTAATTTTTAATAATTCGTCTTTTACTGATTTTGATAATTTGTATTTAGATTCTATAGTATTTAACTTACCACCTTTCTTTAAATACTCAATAGCTTGTGTAAATTGTGGTGTGTTTTTATTCAGCCAAGATAACTCTTTTTCTTTAACTTCTGCAAATGTTTTAATATTTTCTTTTCCGTGTGTATTAGTAGCATCTGCGTCTTGTGTATCATCAATAAGTAATAAGTTACCTAAAGCGTATTTTTTACCATAACTAGAAGCTGATCCAAAAGCTTGTGGAATCTGCATTCCTTTTTGAGCTAAATCTACTCCTACTATTGCAGTAGCTTCAATTTCTTGTACTCCATCTATATCGTGTATAGTAGCTATAGTTTTAATAATAGGCAAATCTCCAATGTTACTTAGTGATTCTACAACAGTAAAATAAACACCATACTTTTCGTTAAATGGTTTAAGTGCTTCTAATATGTCTTCTGCACTTCTAAAATTGTATTTACCAAATGAATTAAATTTACTCTTATTTGATTTAAACTCTACTTGGATTTTGCTTAGTTTTTCGTGTAATAATTTCATTACTTTTCTAAATTGTAAATTTGTTGTTTAATAATAGTTTTGTATTCTAAAGGGCAATCATCTTCACAAAGTTCGAATACATATGTTTTTACTTCGTTAAGGTTTTTTTCTAATTCACAGATTCGCTTTTGTAAAGCTTCTACCTGGAATCTTTGGTAATCGATTAAATCTTTCATAGTGTTATTTGTTTTTAATTATGAAGCAAATATATAACTATTTTTCTAATACAACACTAACTATTAATACTTTAACATAATTTTAACATATTGCAAAAAAAAAGGGCAGCTGTTACGCTACCCAATTTCAAACAAAAATTACTATGAAAACTAAGAAATATCTTTTAATTTGTCTTTATAATGTTCTATCATATCTTTTATTTCATCTAAACTCCATTTTTTAGTTTGTTTAGTTAGTAAGTATAATTCTTCTGATAGTTCTTTTCCTATTTTTAAGCTAAACTCAAATTGTTTTCCCTGCTGCATTACGTTACATCCATAACATTGTGGTGCTACATTTCTTTCATCCCACCTGGTACTCATATACTGCCTACTCATAAAATGCCCACAGTGTATCTTTTTAACTTCATAATCACGATCACAAGTAATACATTTGCAATATCCATTAACTGCTTTAGAGTATCTAATATACTTGCTAAATACTGCATCTAATTCTTTTACTAGTTGTGATTTTGTTTTAGCTTTCATAGTACAAATGTAAGCAAATTTGTTTATATTGAAAAAAATATTAAAATAGTTATCTAGTTTTTGTAACTTTTTTATATATTTGTCGTATAATTAAAAACGGATGCGTCCAAGACTTGCAAAACCTAATAAAAATGGAAGTTGCTTGGATCAGGTAAAATTAGAATTGTTCTTTTTTCTATAGGGGGTTTTTTCTTTCTTTTCTTTTTCTTTTTTACACTTTTTTCTTTTTCTTTTCTTTCTTTTATTATAACAACTTACAATAAACTAAAATACTTTCTAAAGCGATACACTAAATAAACTAAAATAATAACTAGTAGTAATAATAGATATTTAAAATAACTTTCTTTTCTTGTAACTTCTTTAGTTTTAGTTACAGTAATAGTTTTAGTTATATACTTAATTACTTGCTTATATTTAACATTATTTTGTTTAGTATATAAAGTGTTATCTTTTTTCTTTTCGTGTCTTAAAACAGCATTAAAATAGGTATTACCATTATAAGTAAATGGTTTTAAAGTATCTTTAGCAAATACAGTTAGTAAATCTGTAGTTACATCGTATTTAATAGTAACATTACTACTATCAGTTAAAGTAGTAGTAGTTTCTTTTGAAGTTTCTTGTTTAATTTCTGCTTTATTTACAATAGCTTTTCTGCTACCACAACTAAATAAAAATAAACTAATAATTAATATATAAAGTTTTACCATCTTTTTTTATTGCTTTTAGTATTTGCTTTCTGTTTTTACCTTTATTATAAGAAACGTGTACCCAGTCAGGGTTTTTATCAGTACCAAACTCCCATATCATTTGGTCAAACTCTAAATGCTTTTTAATATAATCGAATATATCTTTATTAGTAAAGCCAGGAGTAGCAACTAAATCTAAAGCTTGACCTTTATTGTGCTGTGATGTTTTAGATCCACCTACAGCTTTATTTAGCTTTTCACTTCTATAACCACTTGAAATTCTAATTGGTTTACCTATACCATCTCTTAAAGGTTGGAATATATTATTAGCTATTTCAATTAAGTATTTTAAATGCTCATTTGTAGGGCTATTATCAATACCTTTAGCTTTTGCAGTATCAGAGTGTATTAATTCTTCTAAAGTTAAATTTTTAGTTATTATCATTTTAAACTATCTATATCTGTTTTAACTTCTTTAGCTCTTGTTATAACTTTTTTAAGTAGTTTCCAAATATCTACATTTAAAGCTTCTTCTATATTTTCTTTAATACTAACCAATTCAATAAACACTAAAATAATAGCTACTAGTTTAGTAAATAAAAACTGAGTGCTAAAGTGTAAGTTTACTAATTCATTTAAAAGAAATTTGTCTATTATATATAAGCTAATAATAGATACTTGGTATAATAGCATTTTAGAGATAACATTAGATAAAGTTCTGCTTCGGATAGACTGCAATCCGTTTAACTTTATACTCTTAAAGATACCAGTAAATGTATCTAACATTATACCAAACGCTACAGCAATAAGTAACCCCTGTATAGGAGCAAAAAATAATACTAAACCTGTTAATATGTAATTAAGATAGGTTTTCAATTCCTAAAGCTTTTATAAATTCATTAATGCTTTCAAAAAACTTATCGTTAATTGAACAACTTAAATCTAAAAATATTAAACCCTCATTAGTACCTGCTAACATTTGACTATCAGATACTACTTCATAAGCGTTTAAAACACCATCTACTTCAAATGATTCAAAAGTATAATCTACTGAGTTTAGATTAAAACCGTTTTTTATTGTTTTTATATTCATAATTAAATTGATTTAATTGCTCTTGCCATTGATATATTTGCACTATCAGTTAAACTACCTAATGTTATAGAAAAAATAATATAATTATCTACGCTTGTAGTAAAAGTAGTTGATGTAATTAAATTTGTTGAAGCATAATCAAATACGTTATTTGATGCAGCATTAAAAGCTGCTAGTGTGTTAGAATTTATTCTAAAAGTTCTAATTCCCTGAGTAAATAAACTACCTGAAGATATTGCACTTGATATAGTAGCTATTAATGTAGCACCTGTTAAAGTGTTAGAAGTATTTTTATACATTTTTACAGTTGAACTACCTAAGTTTCCTGTTTTACTCATTCTACATAAAACCTCTAACATTCCATTACTTGAAAATGTATTAGCTGGAATTAATAAAGATTGACTTAAAGTTTCTGTTAAAGTACCTGTTACAGCAGTACCATCCACATAACTAGAAGCTACTATTGAAGGATTAGCTAAGTTATAAACTTCTGTAAAGTTATCATTTACTTTTATAAAGGAATCTCTTAAAGTATCCCCAGTACCATCATTTGCTGTAGTACCTACGTTAATCGTTTGTTTTGCCATTTTTTATATTAAATTAATGTTTGATCTGCTGTATATAAATCTGTATCTGCTGTATATAAAGTTGTATCAGCTGTAAAAGCAGAAGCTTCGTTAGTTTCTAATAAAGTTTCTCCACTTTCGGAAACCTCATAAACAGATCCCCAATCATTATCATTATTAGTAGATCCTTGTCCCCAACCTATAGAGTTATCTACACCATCACCCCAATTTATTTCATTTGCCATATTCTATCTTTTTTAAAAATAATTCAAGCTTTTGCTTATTTTCTTCTTTAGGTTTGTAATTACCTACTTTCTTTCTTTTTTTTTCCATTAAAGTACCCACGATCCATAAAAATTATTAGTATCCGGATTCATATCATCGTTTGAGTTTGAAGTATACTCAGGAAACGCTGATTGCTGAAAACACATATAATCTATAAATCTTTGAGTATAGTGTTCTGCTATATCCCTCTCTTTTTCTACTAAGAAATCTATTTCGTTTTTCTCTACATTAGTAGCATTTTCTGAAGTATGTTTATAAACACCTTTATTAGCTATTGTATAAGCTGCAAAAGGTAAATAATGTACCATACTCCAATGTATTAACATAGGTTTAATATAAGAGTTTAAAAGCGTTTTATAACTTACAAACTCTGCATCGTTAATATCACCACTAATAATTAAATTTTGAAACTTATTATATAAGTCAGTTCCTAAATAATTTTGTATAGTAATATCCTGTGCTATCTTTATATATTGTATAAAATCATCTACATCTAAATTACCATTTAGTATAGTAAACTTTTTTACATCTTCTGTACTTATTAATAGTGCGTAAGCCATATCTATTTATTATAATTTGGGTGGTGTCCGTGATTTGGCATATCGTAAGGTTTCATCGAAACTTCTGGCTCGTTTCTTACTCTATATCCGTATTTTTCAGCTTTATTAGTTGAAATAGTTGTAGCATTTGGATTAGTTACATCTATCTTAACATTTTCAAAAGATACATAAGTTTGTCTAAGCCATTTGTGTTTACAATTAACTCCACCTTTATAAAGGAATAAATCGTAATTTTCTCCATTATGCCCTTGACCTGGATTAACTTCATTTGAAGTAGTTTGCTTAATATCTTCTTTTCTGTAAAGTTTATCAGCTGCTAACATTCTTTTGCAAAATGCTCTTTCTCCTGTTAAATCACCACTATATTTATAGCGTGTAATAAATCTAATTCCATCAATATTTTCATCTTGGTTAGATTTTGAGTTTGGTCTTGCAGTAATTGTAGAAGCTAAATCTAATATTTTTGAAAGTAAACTTTTATCTTTTTTACCTTTTTGGTTTAAGAAATCTATTTCAGCATCTAATTCATCTTCTAAATCTTGATCTACTTCGCTTTCGTCAATTAATATCCATTCAGCACCTAAGCTTTCACCTTTACTAATTAAACTATCTGCTATATCCACAGAAGTATCTTTATCACTTGAACAACATACTGCAGCCATTTTAACTCCAGTTTCTTCTTCATTAGTTGTAGCATTATTTGTGTTAACATCGATAAAATCTAGTGGCTGTATTGTTTTAAAATATAAGTTTAAAGATATATCATTTACAGCTAAAATAATATCTAACGCATCTATAATTTCTAATTGGTATGGTCTAATAACAATATTATCAAATAACCTAGTAGCAGTTTCTATTTCGTCTGCATTGTTACCTAAACCACCACCAGTATCTCTAATTCCTAACAGCATAGGTGAAGTAACTCTGTGGCCTACAATTAATTTTTCAAAACATTCAGTAGAAAGATACTCATAATGTGCAGGAGCATCGTTTAAAGGAATATCATCTACAGTAGTTTTATTTTCTAATGAAGCGTTAAAAGATACAATTACTTTATCTCCTTTAGCACCTGTTAATTTACGTTTAACATCATTAGCAATTTCTTGCCTTTTTTCTTCAGGTGGTATATTGTTATTAAAGTTAATTACTTTAGTACCACTAAATCCATTCATTACATCGTTAATCAAGTAATCCGACACCTCTTGCTCAAGCAAAGCATATGGTAAAGCCCCCGAATAATCTATTGGCGTATAATAGTGAAAACCTGATACATAAGGTTTAACTACATAAATTTCTACTTCATTACCATTACCAAAACCAAAAGCAGGAATACGTTTTAATACATCTCCATTTCTATATTTGCTCCAATCGTGGTGATAGTACCAAGCTTCAATTTCTCCTTTATCGTTACATTTTTCAGCTCTTAAAGTTTGCATAGGAAAATGATCTATTCTAGTAACTTTACCTTTTCCGTAAACTACCTGCATAGCTGCCATCCCTAATAACTTTCTTTCTAAAGCTACTTTCTTTAAGCAATCTCCTTTTATAATAGACATCATTTGAGCATACTGATCTGGCTTTCTATTAGAATCAGTTGCAGCAATACCTTTACCATATATCATATTAACTACACCAGTAATAATAGCGTGGTTAGTATTAGAATACAAATATCTATCAATTAAATACTGAAAGTAATTATTATCAGATCCGTATTGTACGAAATCTTTATTTTTACTTTCCTCTATTATAGGAGAAGTATAAGCACTTAAATTTAAAATGTGTATGTTATTCATAAATTATAAATTCGTTATCTGTAGTATGCTCTACATAAGCATCCTTGTTTATAGTATAATCTGCTATAGTTTGGTTAGTGCAAAAAGCTAAACCTGTATAAACTACATCATCATTATTTTTAACCTTAATAGTATAGTATTTATTTTGTAAAACATCTAAAGCTACGCTAGTTTGAATATAGTATTTAGAAGCAGTAAACGTGCAATCTACTTCAGTTTCTACACTAGTTTCTTCATCAATTAAAACTATAGAAGTAGCAGTAGTACCATTTACAATAAATTGTAATGTTTGTACACCTACCTGTTCTTTTAGTATTATCATTGTTTTATTTTAAAAATTAAAAAAGTACAAATTTGTTATAACTAAAAAAGGGCAGCAAATAGCCACCCTTTAAAAGTAATATAATTAAATATTAAGATCCTGTCACAACTGTAAACCCTGCAGCAGTTAAAGTATCTCCTAAGAAGTTAGCAGGTACTGGCTCCATTCCTGTAAGCGTTAAAGTATATCCACTTAAATCTCCCATAGCACCACCTGTAACGATAGTACCACCTGTTACATCCATTCCGTGTTTTAATCCTGCATAAAATAAATTACCATTGTTATCTTCAACAATTACTTGTGGACGACCGTAAGCCATTAATTTTAATTGTTTGTTATCTACAACAGATAATTTTTTAAATGTTAATTCTAATACTTGCTCATAGAATGTAGTACCATTCTCTCTTGAGCTGTTTACATTTTGTGTAAATGTAGAAGCACCTTTTAAATCGTATTTATAAGCTGTTGGTGTACCTGCAACTGAATCAATTACATCGGTATTAGTACCATCGTAAGTATACCCTGTAGCATCACCATAATTTACGAAATAAACAGCTTTCAATCCACCTACTGAATCTTTACAAGGCTCTATTCTGCCTAATGAAATATCACAAGCCATAATTTATATATTTTTTTAAAGTTATTAATAAAAAAAAGGTGGTGTTTATTCCACCACCCTTTTAAGTTTATATAAGCTAATTATTAGTTAGCAGAGTTTGTGATTCCGTAAGTTACGATATCTTCAACGATTGCATATTGTACTCCAGCAGTAAATCTTACTACTACTCTTACATTTTGAGATCCATCTAAATCTGCCATATCAATTAATTTAACTTCGTTCAAGTCGTTTAATAAACCTGTACCAAAGAATAAGTTTGATTTTTGTGCAGCGATAGCAGTGTTAGCAGCCATTCCGTTAGCAACAAAGATTTTAACTCCATCAAAAGATAAAGATCCGTTATTCCACCATTGAGTACCCATATTGTTAGTACCATTAGCACCAAGCCCACTGCTTCCAAAGCCACCTAAAGCTCTCACGTAGGCGCGTGCAATATTCTGAGATACATAAATGTATAAATCTTCTTTTCCATAGAGACTGCTCGGTATGGCATCCACTATTTTCCCTAATTCTGTGATTACGTTAGCAGCAGTAACTGTAGTTCCAGCAACTTCTTGAGCAGCAGGTAAAGCAGCATCAGCAGCAACTAAAGTAGCAATTCCGTTAAATTCACCTGCATTAGCAGTTACACCTTTCCAGATGTTTTGTTCTGTTTTCTCAGCAACTTTAGCAGCTACGTGAGATAAGATATAATCAGCAAATGATGGAGGTAAAGAATCAAAAGCAGAGTAACCCATTTGTACAGCTTCCCAATCTGAGTGGAAATCTTTTTTACAAAGTTGTAAGTTTACTTGGAATTCTTCAGGTTGTAAAATTTTCTCAGTTAAAGTTACAGTAGAAGTAGCAGAAAAGTCACAAGTTGCATCTTTAACGATAGCATCAGTAGCGATTTTTTTAATTACTTCTTTGTATTTTACGTTTGGTTTTACTTCGATACCACCGTTTTCGATAGTAGCAGCTGATAATAAAGCAGCAGAGATATATTTTCCTGCAAATTCACCAGCGTAAGTAGTTGTAATACTAGTTGTAGTAGCCATTTTTTAGTGTTTAATTTTAGTTATTATTTAATGTTTGCAATTTTACCTAACACAGTATCGAAAGTTGTTTTAGTTCTTGACTGTGCAAATAAGTTTAATTTAACCTCAGCAGTAGCTTCTGGGTTGTGAGTTAAAGGTTGTGCAGATAATTCTACTACCTCTTCTTCTTTTACTTCTTTTAAAGAAGCTAATTCAGTTTTTAAAGCTTCAATTTCTGCTTTTAAAGCATCTACATCTTCTTTAGAAAAGTGAGATTCTTTAATTGTAGATTCGATAACTTTTTTAGGAGTAGCAGATTCTGACATTTCTTGTTCAACTTCTACTTCTACCTCAGGAGTTTCAACTTCAGCTTCAGGCATTTCTGCTTCTTTTACTTCAGCGATAATACCCTCTTCTGCTACGATTAACATCATACCATCTTCTAACTTGTACTCTCCTACAGGTAAAGCGATACGATCTTCTTCGTTAACAATAAAAACAGGCATACCAGCTTCAAAAGCTTCAGCTTCTAAAACCGTTCCGTTATCTAACTTCATTTGAGCAAGTTTTACTTCCATACCCAAAATGGTTTTGATTTGATTAATTACATTTGACATATTTATATTTAATTTAGTTAAATACTTTATTTTAAAATAAACAATTTTTAATTTGTTATATTTTTAACCTCTTGAGTTACTTATTACTCTAGCTTCGTTAGTGTTTGTTACTTCACTTACACCTTGACTTACTAATGTGCCTACACCTTGATTCTGTAAATCTCCATTACAGCACTCTGCTTTGTAAGTTCCATCGTCACATAGACAACCTCTTTTTCCACCCTCTGGGCTTGTTTTACTTTTTGTTTTTTTCATTGTTTAATATTTATGGTTTTGAGTTCTTTGAATAAAATAAATTACATCGTATATAGTACCTGAAGTACTAGGTAACATTTTAACACTTAAGCCATTTGTTACTACATCTTCATCAGCGTAATATTGAAAAGTTTTAGCAAAAGTATGTTCTATATCATTTCCCTTAGGAAAAGTAACAGCATCTCTTACTCTATCGTAAGGTGTACCATTACCACCCTCTAAATACAAATCTATATATCCGTTAGCTGTACTTATTTTAGCTTTAAATGCTATTGTAACTATATATACATCATTTTCAAATTCTGCTTTTAGTTTATTACTAGCATAGTAATCTATATCAGAGTGTATATGTGTATCTATTACATTACCTTTATTATTTGGTACAGTAAAAGCACTAGCTGTAAATGAATAAGGAGAAGCAGAAGTATATTGTGTATCATCGTATCTAGCCCAACCTAAACCCATTTTATCAGATTGTGGTGGGTAAACTCTTACTTGCTCGCCATTAAAACCCATAAATAAAGATTCATCAGTAACTAACATAGCACCCTGTTCTATATTTACATTATCTACTTCAGTTTGAGTTACCTCTTCTACGTGAACTTTATAAGCTGTGTTTTTCATTAGTTTGTAAATAGTTTACCTTTTGATCCTAACTCTTTTATTACATCACTATTGTTATCGTAATGTATATCTATATTTAATTCTTTAACTTTAGCTATTTTGTTTTCGTTACTGCCTGTAGCATAAACTCTACTTACAGGAATACCAATACTTTTAGCTCTATCTATCATACCTACTTTTAAATTTCTAGCAGATATTATATAAACTTCATTACCCTCAGCAATTAATTGCCTTGCTAAATCTCCACCTTTTTTAGTAGAAATAGTTTCATCGTAATCAAAACTAATTTTCATAGTTTTTTAAAACTTCTTTAATAGCTTCTATTAACTTTTCTTCTTCTGTAAGTTCTTTGCTTAATTCTTTTTTAGATTCTAATTTATCAGCAAAATAACCCTCAAGTGAAAACCCTTTAACTTTACCTGTTTTAACAAAGTCATTCCATATTTCGTCATTATCTACTTTTATAGAAGCCATCCAAGTACCTACTGGTACACTTAAATTATATAAAGCAGATTTGTCTTTAGTTAAATCTTCTACTATCCAACTTTCAACAACTGTTAAACCCTCAATAGCTTTTTGGTGTTCTAAAGTACTATTAGATTGGTTACCTTTTTTTAAGAATAATTGTGAAGCTTTTACTACAGTATCTTTTGAAAAGTAAATGTAATACTCAGTATCTCCACTTCTTCTGTAAATAGGTTTTTCAGGTATTAATACAGCACCCATTAAGATGCGTTTTTCTTTAGATACTTCAGCAAGTTTAACTTCTTCTGCTTTTAAAGCTACAAAGTCCGATTCTATTGCAGGTGATTCCACTACACTAATAGCTTCTACACCTTGCAACTCTTCGTTATCATCTATAATTAATTCGATTAAGTTCATTTAGTTTTTATTTAAAAATTAATATTATATTAAATTGTTATTTTATCCTAAAGTAGCGTTACTAACTATATTTCTATTCAAACTTTGTGCAGTAGTTACATTACTTGCAACTACATAAGCTTGAACTGGTGGCATACCTTTATTACTCATAACTTGGGCCAATTGATTTGTACCACTATTACCTACTACATTAAAACTTGGAGCAGCAGGTGCAGCAATACCACCCATACTTGGAGCAGATCCACCACCTGATCCACCACCATCTGGTACTTTTACTTCTAATATCTTTTTAACTTGTAGTAACCCTGTAGCACCTGTAACAATAGCTTGTGCAATAGCATAACCTGGAATAGGCACTTTAGAAAACGCTTGTAATTGTCCTGCAATAGCAGTATAAGTAGATATAGTTGCAGCAGCAACAGCAGCAGCTTTACCCTCAGCAGTAGCAGCACCTAATTCACCAGCAGCTAAAGATAAACCATTAGCAACAGCATCTAATAATTTTAATCTAGCTGTTTTTTCTTTTTCAGCTATTTCTATTCTAGCTTCTGCATTTTGTCTTTCTTTTTCTGTTCTAGCAGTGTCTATAGCGTCTTGCTCTTCTGCTATAGCATTTAAAGAATCTAACTGATTTTGTTCTCTAGTTAATCTTTCTCCTACTTTTAAAGCACCATCTTCAGCTTCTGCATCTCTAAGTATTTTTTGAAAATCTTTAAACTCCTGTAATTCTTTTTCTCTTCTTGCTTTTTCTTCTGCTATTTGTTTTTCTCTATCAGCTTTATTTTTACTTGCAATAGCATCAGCATTTTTTTGATTTTCTTGTCTAGTTTTTTCTGCAGCTGAAGAATTTAATTCAGCTACTAATAAATTACCCTCTCTTTGTAAATTTATATTTTCTGCTCTTAACTCCTGTAACCTTTTATTTTGTTCTTTAGTTAAATTGTATTCTTTATCTTGTGAGCTTTTTATTTTTTCGTATTCAGCAGCATTAGCTTTACCTTTTTTCTCTAAAGCATCTAATTGTATTCTTAATAATTCTTTTTCAGAAGCTCCTCTTTGTTTTGCTGCAGCTATAGCTATTTTGGTGTTATAGTCAATAGTTTTAGCATTATCTTCTGATAATTGTTTAGTATATTCTAACTCTTCATTTAATAATTTTTGTTTATCTGTTAATTCTTTAGTGGCTTCACTACTAGCCATTAATTTAGATATTAAGAAACCTAAACCAACAACTAACGCACCAATACCTGTAGATACAATAGCTGCTTTTAAAGCATTAAAAGATACTGCAGTAGTATTTACTGCTCCTGTAAATAATCTTTGAACCGTAGCCGCTACTGTAGTTGCTGCTGAATTTAATTTTTGAAATACTGTAGCACTTTTAATAACTGCTCCTAATTGTTTAAAGCTATCTATACTTTCACCAACAGCTTGTATTCCTTGAGAAATAGCCATAGCAGATTGAACTTTAAGTATCATTTGCTCTACTTCTTCAGATTCGCTACCTAATAACCCCATAGCACCAGTAACAGCAGAAAAACCACCTGCAACTCCTGATAAACTATTTGTTAAAGCAGCAAATTTAGCGTCAGGATTAAAGGAATCTGTTAAAGTTTTAGCATCACCTATTCTATCTTTTAATTCAGCAGCTCTTTTAGCAGCTTCTACTGCTTCTTTAGAAGTAGCACCAAACTTTTCAGATAATGCAGCAACCTCAGCTTGTGCTTCTCTTAATTGTGCTTTTAAACTACCTACTGACTTTGTAGATTCGTCTAAATTACTTTGTACATCAAGATTTACTGTTTTTGTAATTGCCATTTTATAAGTCTTTTAAGTTGTGGTAAAGTTTTTTTAAATGATTTAGGTAATTCATTTTTACCTTTAGCTATTTCTATATTTTCGCTAACTCCGTAATGGTCGTGTAGCTGTAGTAATTGTATTATATTTTTAAGCATTTTGTATAATGTTTATATATTGTGTTACATTTGGATTGTAATAAGTTATTTCTATTTGTTTAAAAGCTGTGCTTCCTGTAACATTACTATCTATTGGTACTATAAAAGTATCATCTATTATATTATCTCTAGCAGAAAATGCAGTAGGATCATATTGTACATCGTACTTTTCGCTGTTTAGTTTTAAAATAGTAACTTCTAAATCTTGTGCTGTGTTATCTATATTAAAAGTTTGTTTTAATGCAAATCTATCACTGCTACTTGTAGAGTTAGTTACTGCTCTAAAATCACTTACTAATTCAAAATCAACTTCTCCTGTAGTTAAATCAGTTGTAAATTGGTTTATAATGTACTTTTTATCCTTGTAAACTATCTTATCGTTTAATTTAATAGTAGATAATTTTGGTATAGGCATAATAGCTTTTAGTTTAACTATTCTACATCTAATATCGTATAAACCACTAATATAATTTTTATACCATAAGTTAAATAAACTATCACTTCCTGGACTTAAAACCCAACTAGAAATCTCTGTATTAAAATTTAAACTAGCAATATTATTATTTATAAATAATTCATTTGAAAATCTAACGTACTCAGAAAGGTTATTATAGTTTGTACCATCAAATAATTTAACAGCAGTACCTAAACTAGTAGTATCACCTGCTAAGTTATTTTTGTACATTAATACAGGTTTAGTTTTGTAAGGTTTTAAATCTTTATCAATTAAAGAAGTAGTTAAAAAATTACCTGTACTTGATCTTTCCCACATTACATCTTCAAAAGGTGTTTTAATTTCGTATGTAGTACTTTCATTACTTAAATCATCTTCATAAATTAAATCTCCATAGTCAAACCCTCTTTGAAACGTATTTCTAAAGTAGTTGTTTAGTATGTTTTCGCTTTTTTCGTGCATAAAAGCTAGTTTCTTAAACAATTTAGTACGTTCTAAATCTACACTATCATTAATTACATAACTATTAATATCTATATAGTTACCATAAGCGTAATAAAACTCTAGTGGCTCTAAATTAAATTCAGTTTCTGTAGTTGCAGTAATAGTTAAATTAAACATTTTAATTATTCCTGTAAAGAAATCTGCTATTTTAATATCAGGTACTACAGAAGATATATTAATATTCGATAAAGTTGTAACTGGTATAGTTTCGGTATAAGTAGTTTGTGTAGTATAATCGTTTGAAGTTTCTACTTTAGTTAAAAATACACTTACATTCATACCACCCTCAGTTTCTATATATACATTTATAGCACCATTAAAGTTATCTAAACCATTAAAAATAGTTAAAGTTTGTACTCCTAATAAGTTATTAAATACATTTATAGTTACTCCTAATTCGTTTTTAACTATTACTCTATATTTTATAAGTAAATTGGATGGTGTACAATCAATATCATTTAAAATATAATTATAACTACTTGTAAATTCTGTAGTAAATAAAAATACAGGTGGTGAATATACACCTTGTGGTATTTCTGTGTTTTTGCAATACAAATATAAATCAGTCCAGTAAGAAGTAGAAAACAAAGTACTTGTAAAAGTAATTCCGTATTTAGTTTCTATAAAATCAAAAACTTTACTTACAGGTATTGCAGGAAATAAATCAGTATATATAATAGCTTTTGCAGTTGTACCACCTACAGTAACATCGTTATCTCCACCTGTTAAATATTCGTATTTATTTCTATTACCTACTAAAGGATAACTAACATCATCTACTGTAGTACCATTTATTCTATCTCTTACTTCAGCATAAGTATAAGCGTGATTTAAACTACTATAATCTAAAACATTTAATTTATCTTCTTTAAATAAATCTTTTATCTGTTTTACTTTACCATAAAAAGTAACTGAGTAGCTTTCAATTCTATTATTTTTTTCATTAGCTTTTTCAATTTGTATTTGTCCTTTTTTAAATGGTATTGTATTTATCTCTATAATAGCATCGTATCTTATACGCTGATCGAAACCATCGTTAACTCCTGATTCATTCCAATAGTTAAATATTTGGTTATTAGCTTTTGAAGCAGGTATAGTAAAACTTTGTGAGTAATCAGTAAACACCTTACTCAAATCATTTATATTTTGTATAGAAGAAGTTAAACTTATTTTCTCATCTTTAAATAAATCTAACCTTTTATAAGTATAATTTTCAGTAGTTACACTTACTGAAGTTGCATCTGCAGTTATAGAAGTATCATCTACAGAGTATGAAGTCATATCTGAAGTTAATGGCTCTAATGCAGTTGTATCAGCTGCAGGAATCTTAATATATATTTCTACATTTACCATTATACTACATTATTAATTAATGAACTTGCTACTTCAAACTCTAATTCGTAATTAATCACTTTGTCGTTTAAATGCGTTTTAAATTGCTGTGAAGTACTTTTTAAAGTAACTGCTGCATCTATTGTACCATCTGCTGATTTTAAGTAAAGCATTTCTGATAAAAATACATCTTGTATATTTACATTATCAGCTTCTTTAAACCAACCAGTATTACATTTAATAGTTTTAGTACCATTCTTATTAAATATTCTTTTTTGTCCTAAGTATTCATCGTACATAGGATAACCATAAGTAAATGTATTAGTGTTGTAATCTGAAGCTTTAACTTCTATACTTTGTGTACTATTTTTAAATAAAGTCATAGTTTGTTTACCACCTAATCTATTTACAAACTCTAAAGCAAATGGATTGTATTTTTGTTCACATTCAGGAGTTAACAAACATTCATATAATAATGTATCTGCTAAAGCAGCGTTTTCAAATATTTTAAATTCAGTACTAACTATTACACCATCTTCAGGAGCTATAACCATAGGTTGCCTATCCTGTGAAATTAAACCATCGTTAGTATAATAAACATAACTATTATAAATTTCGTAATGATCCGTAACAAAAGCTGTAGTAGTGTACTCTATTGAATAATTACTAGCAGTAGTTGAGAAGTCAATAATTAAATCAATATAAGGTATAGTATTAGTATTGTAATAATAACTTACTGCACTACCATAGTTGCCTAATATAGCTATAGAAGTAGTATAATCATAGTTAGGATTATCGTAAGCATTATAACCGTTTGTAGCTACTAAATATTCATCGCTTATACCATCATATCCTGCACCAGTATCAGAATATCTTTTAATATAAACATTCCAAGCAAAGTTTAACTCTACATTATTAAATGTATTAATATAATCGTAAACAAATGGACTAATATTATAATAGTTTATATATTGAGTAGGGCTGTATTTAGTTTTTTCAATAAATTTAGTTACAGCAGTAGTTTCTAAATCTCCTACTCTCCATAACTTAATCTCTAGCTTAGTTGCTATTTGTGTACTTCCGTTATCTATACTAACTATATACGGACTTCTGCAGTTAAATACTTTCATTATTTTATATCTTTTAAACTATATTTTATTAAATTTTCTACATCTAAACCAAAAGCTTCTACTAATTCATCAGGTAAGTTTTTAAATGCTGCTTCAAATGGTTTAGTAAAAAATAAACTTGGCTTTATTCCTTTCTTAAAAATACTACTTCTAATTAAGTAACTTGTTTGCTGATAACTCATAAACTTTCCGTTATCTTTCCTAAATTGAAACCTCTTTTTAGTTACCCAATCAGTAATAGGTTTAGCAGGTGGCATTTTAGATTTATAACTAAAAGGTGTATCGTATTTTCTTTGTGTACCACTAACACCCTGATCCTGGAATAAACCGTACTGCTCCATTAAGAAGTCCAACCTAAAACTATTAGCACCAACTTCTACTTCTGCATCTAAGCTATTATAAAGCTTCTTATCTACATTCTTACCTTGCTTAGTTAAGTTACTTCTTGATTGCTGAATAACATACTTAGCAAACTTATTTAAATAGTTATAAGTTTCTTTTTGGTTTAGCATATAGTCATATCGTTTTTAACTACTATATCAAATGTAACTGCCCAACCTGCTAAATCATTTTCAAATCTTTCAGTAAATGGCTCATAAGTAGGGTTACCTGTTAACTCATAAGTACCATCTCTTAAATCACCTCTATTAAGTAAATCTAAAACTCTTGTAGCTAATAAGTGTTGAGTGTTCCAAATATCTACTTTATTATCCTGCTCCTTTTGATTGATAACATCCATACAAAGCAAAGTAACGTTAAAAGAAATAACATTACCTTGATGTGTAGATGAATTAATCATAATATGCGTTAAAGGGAATATAGTCCGTTTATTTAAATCTACCTGGAATATATCACCCTCTGTAACTGTATTGCAAAAAGGTTCTGCTAATAAAGCATCCTTAATTGTTTGTATTAAATTATATACCATTTCTTTTTAGCATTTGTGTTTCTATATCTTGTTTTTCTTTTTCAAAAGTTAGGAATGTAAGGGCAGCGTATAAGCGTAATTTGGAAACTTCATCAAATCTTCTAACATCTCCTTTAGATAAAGCATAGAAAGATGAATACCATCCCCATTTTGCTCCGAATTGTGCTTGTCTATCATAGCTTGTACCTGAGGATTCTGCTCCAAATAATTCAGGGAACTGATCATTAACTCGCTGCTTAAATTGTAAAAAAAAACCATAGCACCCATTACTACATCCATAGGCATATGTTTCATTACATCACAATAGGTAACGCTACCATTATAATCTTCTATATTGTATTTGTCTTTATACTTTTCTGTTACTGGTCTGTATAGTACAGCCATAGCATTGTGCATTTTATCCCACTTGCCAAAGTAGTTATCTAAGTCACTAAATTCACCTAAGCTTATTTCATCCAGGTTAGGAATAAAACCAAAGTTAGTATTACCAAGTTTAAAAATAGGTTTAAGCTTATATTCAGCATTAAACATTTCATTAAGTAAAGCTATAATTTCGTTAACTTCTTTTAAAGGAATTGTAGGTACTAATTTTAAAGGTACATTACAAAATATCTCTATCATCTTTTGCTGTACAAAATCACTCTCTGGGTTATTCTCCATAATAGATACAAACCTTTGATACTGATCTAAAGTAATTTCATTTAAAGAAGTAGGTATAGTTATTTGTAGTTGCATATTTTATTTTAAAAATAATTATTTAAGCTAATTGTATAAAATGAAAAAGGTAGCCATTTCTGACTACCCTCTCAACCAATTTAACCTAACTAATTATGAAGCTCTTTCTCTATAGTATAAATATAGTTCGCTTATTTTATCGTTTAATTCCTGATCCTGTTTATATACTTGTTTACCTTGTATCTTAGATCCGTTTATGTTTATTTCTAATCTTACTTTATTTATTTTTCTTTTACCCTCCATATAAAACTCATTTAAGCAAACAGGATAGATTGTTATTCCATTTTCTACACACCATTTAAAAGCTTCCATTGTTTTAGCGTAATCCTTTAAGTATTGCTTCAAGCTCATTTGTTAAAAGTATTTGATTTGTGGTTTTAAAATAATCTCTAAGCTTAGTTAGTTCTTTTCTAGTGTTAGTTACTTTAGCTTCTAATTCTTTAACGTAATATTTAGCAGCATCACTTTCATTATCTTGGTTATCCCAAAATCTGTCTTCATTACTTGGATCGTAATCCATTTCTAAATCGTCTGTAGGATCTTTATAAAATAAAATCATATTCTAGCTATTTGAGTTATGATATAAATTAAAACTAAATAAGCAAATGTAAGCTGTGGTCTTTTGTTCTGTAAAAAGAATTTAATAAATGTTTTCATAGTTTTTGTTTTTAATTATTGTGTAAAGATATAAACCTTTTTTAAACTAAAAAATACTTTAACATTTTTTTAAGAAAACTTTAACATTTGAATAGCTACTTCATACATAGCCTTCATCTTCTTAATCTCACCTATATTTCTAGGTAAGTTAATCTGTACTTGCTGCCCTGTACTATGATGTATGTAGCATTGTATAACTGCTATTATTTCTCCGTAAGTCATATTAGTAAAATGGCTAATCCGTTAGTATACGTAATAGTTACCTTTGTGTTTATTCTCTAATTGATAACTAACAGCGTATCTTAAAGCATCTAGTAAGTGGTTATGATTATCTATAGGAGTATTAGATTTCTTTTCTAACCAAACATAGTTATTTAGTTCTTTAATTAAGTTAACTGATTCAGGTGTTACTATTAAATCGTAATCTTGTAATAAAGATATTCCATAAGTTACAGATCCTGGTCCTTTAATTGCAGGTGTAATGTTTAAACCTGATTGTGATAACTCAGTTATTAATCTTGGCTCTGCACTATCTGCTATTATAAGTCCATCGTTAACGTATTGCTTATTTAAATTGAATATCTGCGATGTTGTAAGGTTAGGTAAGTAAAAGCATTCATTAATATAAATTCGTTTGTTAGAAACGTCTATATTACATTCTACTAAAGTTGTTGGATCATTACTGAAACCAAAATCCTGTCCGTATATAGTTGTACCTACGTGTTCGTACTTACCGATACTCCAATTATTAAAGATAACACCCTCTGCTTTTTGTAACCATCCTCCCTCAATTTGATGTTTAAACTTTTCTGGTCTACGTTTCTTTATATCTTCTATTTGAGTTATAAAAGATTCTGAAAGGTTATCTAAGTTATCTAAGTAAGTTGTATGAATATAAGTAGTATCTAATTTAGTTGTATTACTACCCTCTTGCACTCCTTTACTTTCAAAGAAGCGTTTATATATCCAATGCTCTTTTGTAGTTGGGTTAAGTATTAAGATAACTCTATTTTGTTTATCTTTACTTCTAATAGATAAATCTATCTTATCGAAAGTATCTTCATCTACTAGCTCTTCTGCTTCATCTAATATCCAGGTAGTAACACCTTGTAAAGATTTAAGGTTTGCTGTTTGATCACCTGAACTTGTTTTAATTCCTTTAAATAATATCTTGCTGCCTGTTCTTAGATTTACTATTTCTTCTTTCGTTATGTGAAAATCATTGTTTAAACCTAAAGTATCTATCTTATCTATAAACTCAGGTATAATAGAAATATAAGCTGATGTTAAAGTGTATCTTGTAAATAGTATTGTGTGTCCTGCTTCATAAGTAAGCATAGTAAGCAGTAGATTCACTGAGTAAGATTTACCAGATCCTCTACCACCTGTTACTACAAAGTATCTACTATCAGCTTCACCTATTACTCGATACTTATTATTTATTTGAATCATTAAATGTAAATAGATTTCTAAAGTCAATATTAAAACCCTCACTAGAGTTAATATCTATACTTTGATTTGGTTTTCCTAAATAGTACTCCAGGAATAACTGAGCTGCTTTTATATCTTGTTTACTTACTGCTTTAGTATGTACCATTTTAATAACTTGTATAACATCCTCTACAGTTGCAGCTTGTTCTAATGCACTTCTATATTCGTTCTTTCTTTTGTCTATTCCACTCTTGCTTTTTGTTGAGTGTCCTTTATTTCCGTTTTGACTTCTTTTATCCATAATAGAATCTATATATTAGATTTTTATTTAAAAATAATATAAATAACTAATTGTTAAATTCCACAGAATCCAGAATCACATTCATTAAAATCATCATCAAAGAAAGTAGCTTGTGTACCGAACTTTAATATTTGACTAAAGCTAACATCTGAAAGAAATCTATTACCTGTTTTTATTTCTTGCTTTTCAAACCATTTAACTTTATCTATGTCTTTACTAGCCATATGCGAAATCATTAATGGCTGTCTATTAACGCAACCTACACAGTTATTTCTGTATGCAAATCTTACAGGTTTATCATTCCAATAGTTATAAATTATATCTTTAGCTATATTGTTTTCAATTAAAGGAAATTTACATATTCTATAAGGTACTTTACCCCATTTATTTCTTGTACCTGCTTTACCTATTATAGTTTCAAAGTGTTCTATTCCGTTTTGTTCTGCTCTTGCTAAAACACCCTCTGCTCTTTTTATTTCATTTGGCCTAAAACCTATTCGCATTTCTACAGGTAGTTCTGTATTTTCTTTTAAGTAATTAAAGATAGGTTTAAGCTTCATTTCAACTGTGCAGTATCTAGTCATCTTATTGGGTAAATAGTTATAGTTTCTTTTTATTACTTTTTCAAAAGTATCACCTGTTATTATTTTTATTTCAGATCCTACAAATTGTTCTAAATCTAAAATAGTATAAATGATATCATCCATTTCAGCAGTACCTATAAACTCCTGTCCTATTCTATCAGATATAAGTTGTCTTGTTTTTTCGTCTTTACCTTTCATCCAAAGGTTATCAGTATCTTCTATTCTTACCAAAGAAAAAATATTTATATCTGCTGGATAGTGTTTAGCAATATAAGCTGATGTTTTACCGCCTGAAATGCTATTTACTGTTTTCATATTTTTGTTTTAGTATCTTTCTATAAATAGTATTTACTGATTCTTTATTACATCCTCTTTTATAGTAAAAGTTTATTACTCTTAATATTCTTTGTAGTTCTGATTGTTTTGGCTTCATAATTTATATATTTCTCTTTTAACTTCTTGATAATATTTATGTCTAAATCCGTGA